CGTGCCCGTCGTGAACGTCTCGACGGCTGGCGAATACGTCAGCGCCGCCCAGCTGTTCGCGGCGATGTCGTAGCGGTCGAGCAGCGCGCCGCCAGCGCCCCGGAACGAGTAGATGTAGCGTCCATTCAGGATCGCGTTTTCATTCGTCCAGTCCGATGCCGACACGCTGTGGATCCAATGACCAGACATGCCCGTCGTCGGAGCGCCGCCGCGCGCCACGCCGGGCGAAAGCGTGGACCAAGTGTTGCCGCTGATGCTGTAGCGGTACATCGTCACCGCGTTGTTGCCGAGGGCGTAAATGAAATCGTCGTTGCCTTCGAGACTGTACTGCGAGGTCGCATCAGGCGTCGTTGTCCAGGCACTTGAAACGGTGATGACCGTTCCGGTGTTCGACGCAACCGTGCGGATCTGCCCGAGCCCCGTTCCTGCGGTGATGCGGATCTGGTAGTTCGCCCACTGGTTCGTCGTCCACGACTTCGCGCTGTTGGTCAGTGTCGTGGATGCGCCAGCCGTCGCCGTGCCGGTGGCGAACGACTTGAAGCCTAGGTCGAGCCACGCTGGCGTGGAAACGAGCCGACCGTCCGTGCCCCATGACGCCGGAAGGCCGGTGTTGACCAGCGTGACCCAGGTATTCGTCGCGAAATCGAACCGCTTGAACGAGCCGCTCGCGAGCGTGCCCGCGCCCAGAACGAAGAAGACCGGCGTCAGCAGTCGATACTGCGAGGTGTTGTCGAAAGCGGTCGCCTCGGCAGCGCCCTCAAACGTAATGACAGCGTTCGCGCCGATGGTATTCGACGCAATCGTCTTCAACTTGCCCGCGTTCGTGCCGCCGACAAAATAGACCGAGTACCCGCGCAGATCACGCGCGAGCGTCTGGTTCGTCGTGATGGTCGTCGTCGTTCCCGCCGTCGCCGTCAGCGATGCCGCGCCGGCCGTAGCGCCAGTCGAGAACGCACCCGCCACGCCGCAGGCGCCGGCACCGAACGTGCCCGCGAGCGCGGGCGACGGCACCTGAACCCAGCCGTCCTCGCTCGGGTTGTAGAGATGCGCGCCGGTGTTGCTGGAGACCAGCAACTGCTGCTGCCGGTAATGGCGCGACGAGACGATGAAGTGCGCCGCCGCTGTCGCCTGGGGCGCAGCAGTCACCATCTCCCATCGCTTGAGGTCGAGGATCTTCCGGTTTCCGTTCGTAGTTGGCATGTCAGGTCACCGATATGTTGCGGCGGAGGTTGTCCGCCTGGAGATGCATCAGCGCAGGGATCTGGTCCTGTGCGGCGAAGCCGCCCATCTGCGACTGGTTGGTCACCGTCGAGACCGTGGTCACCGTGGTCACCGTCGAGACGGTCGTGATGGCGGCCAACGTCAGCGAGGCGCTGATCGAGTCCAGCAACATCCTCACGCGACCGCCCGTATCGACAGTCAGCAAACCCGCAGCGCGGGTGAGGCTCTGCATCGCCATGCGGATCGCCTCAAGCGTCTCGATCAACTCTCCGTAGCCCGCGACAGGCATCGGAGAGGTCTCGGAGACGTCGGTGACCGTCTTCGCGTCGTCCGCGCCCGCGACCGTCGCCAGCGCGACGACCTGCATCTGCGCGGTCTCGCCCGAATAGCTGACCTCGCGGCTGGCCGCTTTCGCGCCGCTGCCGGGGGTGATCGCGACGTTATCGGCCATGGTCAGTCCTCGGTCACGACGGTTCCGGCGTTGATGCGCGGCGTCACGCCGTTTCCGCAGACGATGCTGGGGCTCAGAGCGCCCTTATAGAGCAGCTTTGTGCTGCCGCTGGTTGCCACGCCGATGCCGAAATGCGTCGCGGTACCGGAGCCGCCGGTGCCCGCCGGGAAATCGACGTTGGCGGCGAAAGCCACCGCGTTGGTGGTCACCGTGAAATTGCCGCTGGTGCGAGCAAGCTGCACGCGCGCGTAGCTGGTGTACGCGATTTCGTTGGTGCTCTGGTTCCCCGCTTCACCCGGATCGGAGGTATGCAGCGAGATGAACAGATTACCCGCCGTGCTTGAGCCGCGCAGGCCCGTGGCGTCGCCGATGTTGGCGGCGTTCGTATTCTGGAAAACGAGCAGTAGGAGGTCGTTTTCCCAATCGTTGGTCTTGCTCATCTAGGATCTCCATCCGTTCATCCAGCCGCCGCGCGCTGGCCGCACGAAAGCTGGTCGAGGCGCTGGCCTCGGGGCCGGTGGCGGGGCTGGCTGTTCCGCCGGTTGATCGATCTGCGCCGCAGGCTCCGCCGGAGCCGCGCGACGAAATGTTGCGCTGGCCGAGGCCAGCCGGGTCCAGTTAACCGCGAGGGCTTGAAGCGCCGCATACGCATAGACGCGGCAGTCCAGCGCCTCGTTGCGCGCGCCTGGCCGCTTGGTCCAGACGCGGACCGGAAAGCCCTTAGTGTAGCGCGTGCTGATCGTCTCGGCGGTCAGCTGCGCGAAATAGTCGGCCTCGCGGTCCGCCGGGAAATGGCAGAAGCCCGCGCCTGGCCGCGCGATCTTGAGCCGCGCGTAGACCGCTTCCTTCGCCGCATCGACGCCAACCAAAAACAGGTTGACCCGGCCCGAGTTGTTCTTCGACGCCTTCTTCGGCCACACCGGCCTGCCCGGCCCGGCCATGCCCTTGATCGCATAGACGCGTCGCCGATAGCGGTCTCGGCAGTAGGCGTACACCGCCTGCGTGTGGTGCCCGCCGCTGTCCACCGCCGCCGCCGCAATCGATAGCTCCGCGCCATCCTCGCGCCGCAGCGGCGTCGTCAGCAGGCGGTCTAGGTCAGCCCAGAGCGCCGGCGCGGACGGATCGCCGTGGATGACATGCCATCCGAGCGACCAGCTTTCCTCGTCCCGCCCCCAGCCGACGATCTCCACTTCGAGGCGGTTGTCTTGAACGTCCACGCCAGCCGTCAACACCAGAACATCGGCTGGTGCGTCGGACCATTCCTCGCGGCGGTCCATCAAGCCGGTGTCGTCGATCCGCTCGCCAGCGTCTTCCCAGGTCTCGCCGAGGCTGGTGTTCGTCCAGGCCTTCAATGTCTCGGGCGATTTCTTCGCTTCGATGAACGCTTGCGCGATTTCGCCGATCCTGGACCAGGGCGAGTACAATTCCGACAGATGGAAGCCCGCGACGCTGTTCGTCGGTGCTTCCGCGCGCCATTCGCCGCGCTTGATCGCGGCCCACCGCTCGACATCGGTCCATTCGCATCCACACGCCACGCAATGGATCGCCGCGCGGTGCGGTTCTGTTGGCGGCCAGCGCACCGAGGACCACCGCAGCACCTGATGCTCGCCGCAATGTGGGCAGGGCACCCAATATCGCCGCTGGTCCGACGCTTCGAACGCCATTTCGATGCGCGAACCGCCCTTGACGGTCGGCGTCGAGGTCAAAACCAGCTTTCGGTTCCAAAATGTCGCGCTTCTCTTGCGCGCCAGCGTCACCGGGTCGCCTTCTGTGCCCGCACTGGCCGGATATCTGTCCACCTCGTCACAAAGTACGACCCGAATGGGCCTCGATGCCAGCGAAGCAGGGCTGTTTGCACCGCAGATCGTCAGATGTCCGCCAGGAAATGCTTTGTGCAACAACGTGTTGCCGCTGTCGCGGCTCCGCGCGTCCTTGATCTTGCCTCGCAGCGCCGGCGTGTCGCGCAGCATCGGCGCAAGACGGTCCTTCGACCATGCTTCGCCAAGCTCCAAAGTCGGCATCAGCACCAAAACCGGCGCTGGATCCTGCGCGACATGGAACCCGATGACGTTGTTCACGATTTCAGTCTTGCCGACCTGCGCCGAGGACATCACGACAACGGTGTCGATGCGCGGGTCGCTGATCGCATCCATGATCCCGCGCTGATATTCCGCTCGGGAGGTGATCCAGACGCCGGGCTCCGCGCTGGCCTCGGGGCTCAGACGCCGGAACTGGTCAGCCCACTCGCTGACCGTCAGTTTGGGCGGGGCTTTCAACGCCGCCTGACGGATCGCTCGCACTCGCGGCCTCAATACCTGCCGCGATTTCTCCAGCGTCTCGGGCGAGCTCATCCAATGCCTCTGTGATGCCGCGCTCTATCAGGTCGCGGCAGGTGATTTCGTCGGCCTCGATGGCAACCATCGGGGCTAGTTTGCCGGGCAGCGCGAGCAACTTGGAGCGCACCGCGCCATATTCCTCGGCGACGACGGTCTCGACGGACGAGATGTCCACGAGCTCGCCGCGCATCCGGTCGCGCTGCATCTCCGCGATCTCGGCTTCGGCGGCCAACTTGCGGCTGCGCGCTTCGTCTGCGTCGGCTGGAGCCTTGGCCGGAGCCAACTTCGCCAGCACATCCGTCAGCCGGTAGAAGACCGACCGTCCGTCTTTGCCGATAGGCATCAGATCGGCGCAGGCTGCGGCGATGGTGCGGCGGTCGCGATCAAGCTCGACGGAAAGAGCCGAAATGCTCCAACCCCTTGGAACCATTGCCATTTTGGTGGTACCACCTAAAGTTGCTGGCGCTAGATAACCCTCGCGGTCACGCGTTACCCGAGTTAACCTTTGTTAAGAGGGACCCGTTTGGCACGGTTCTTGCCCTAGCCCGCCCATGCTGGGCGTGTGGGTATGCCGTCCGCCCGCTGTCACCGCGCCGTGGTGATGGCCCTCGCCATCGAGGCCCCGAACTTCAACTCGGCGCGCCGCTTGACCAGCCTTTCGGTGTCCTCAAAAACCATCCACCGCTTGGGGATCTGGGCCTGCCGTTCCAGGACATACGCCAGTTTTACGCCGCTGCGCTTGCCTCGCCCCGTGCGGACAAGGATCATGTCCTGGCCCCGGCTACGGACGCGGAACGACCGCGCAAGCGCCTTCGGCCGCATGGACTTAGGAACGCCCGTCGATTTCCTCTTTGCCAGGAATTCCTCGGACGGGATAGCTACCGTCCGGCCTCGCGGGGTCTTAATGCCACCCATGGCCTGCGTGGTCAGGTAGTCCCGGCCCAGCTGATCGTAGATCGTGGCGACGAGATGGTCCTTGGTCGCCGCCTGAACGCGCATGGCGACGCCGAGAAAACGCCTGTTGCGGATGCGAAAATCCCGTGGGCCAGCCACCTCTACGATGTGCCGGCGCGCTTCATGGGCAAGAGCCGTGAGGGTCCTGGCAATTGCAAACGGTATCTGCCTGCGGTGTATGTCGGCGATCTGGCGGGTGGCGGTCGAGAAATCAACCGTGATGCTGATCTGCATCGCGCGCACCTCTTCCGATTGCCCACATCATAGGCCCAGCCCTCCCCGCGTCAAGTCCATTCGCGCGCGAGAATATCCAGCGCCTCCCGCAGCATAACCGACGCCCTCCCGCTGCGTTGATGATGGATCCTGTCCCATGCTCCGAGAGCCTGCCCAAGGCCCAGGATGTCGATAACGATGGACGCCAGCGGCCCGCGCCCGCCGAGGCGCTCCAGCGCGGCCGCCACCGCCCGCCCTGCATCCACCCGGCGCTGGATGCCGCCGTCCCCTCCTCCGCCGCCCGGTGCCCGGTCTAATGGCGCGGCCCCTATGCCGGCGAGCCCGGCGATCTCGTAGAGCGCGCGGAACCGCTCGCCCGCGCCCCGCTGCTCGGCGTCGATGGTGCCTGCCCTCTCCATGGCCGCCAGCGTGTCCACAACCCGCCACGGCCTCGACGGCCTGCCTTCGGCGTCGGTGTATGCCCGCCCCCCGCCGCGTTCGGTCCGTTCCGGCTCGGCCACTTCGATGCCGTGCTCGGCGTGCCGCGCGCGCTCCTGCGTCGGCGGGATGACCGGCTCGGTAGGATCGACGCCGGGGCGGGTTTTCCGGGCGCTGGGGCGGGGTTGCCGTGTGGGGCTAGGCATGGGCGGGGGCTCCTCTCATCCAGCCATGGTGGGCGGCAGATCGTCGCCGCGATCCCAGTCTACCGCAGGAGACCTGACCGCCACGACCTCGGCACCTGGGAACACCGCTTTCACCGCGCTGACCGCCTCGGCCCGGTACAGGGCGACCCGGACCAGTTCGTCCAAGGTCCACACCTCAAGGTTGCGGCCATCGGCCGCCACCGCATGGGCCTCGGCCGCCGTCCTGACGACCGAGATGACCCGGCCGTCGTGCGCCGCCTCCCAAACCACCGGCTCGATGGGCTGCGCCCCGGCAGCGGTCGCCGCTGCGTCCAGCGCCGCTACCGCCCGCCGGGTGGCTGCGCCGTGCCGCTGGATGCCAGCGAGGTCGTTGCTCTCGACCGCCCGGCAGTATGACAGCCACTGGCGGTCCCACCGTGCCCGTAGGTCGTCGGGGACCAGCAGCCGGAGGCGGTCCACGCCCCACCGGCGCTCGGAGGCGGCGATGATCTCATCGACGCCGTCGAGGATGGCCTTAGCCAGCGAGTAGTCGGACTGGTTCATCTCCGCACCTCGACTGCGGCAGTGCGGAGGCTTTTTGCCCTACCGCAGCCAATGAACCACCTTCCGCACCGCACCCCGCACCCCATAAGGGGTGCGGTGCGGAACTGCGGAAAGGTGGTTCCGCAGTGATGCGGATTTACTGCGGAACAGTGCGGAACAGTGCGGAGCAGTGCGGAAATCATCGCTGCGACCTCTCTGGAAGCTTGCCCGGATAATAGAACGGGATTTCCCGCCCTTCGCTGGGCACCTCTTCTTTGACTTCAGTCAAGATTCCGTTCTTAACCCATTCTTTTAGCAGCACTTTTGCCCTAGCGGCGGCGCTTTTGCCATCGCCGAGCTTGCACACCTCCATGACCTTCC